CTAGCCATGCATGCGGGTGCTGGCGATCTGAATAACCTTTTGACTGCCTTCCTCCGTGGCGTGAGTATAATGCTCCGTCATGGAGGTTTTTTTGTGTCCAAGGTAATCCGCCAGGGCTCTTCCATTCACACCCGCCAGAGATGCCTGGGTGGTGAAGGTGTGCCGCATCATGTGTGGACTGGCCTTCACGCCGCTTTCTTCAGAGACGTAGGACATAATGCGGTTCAAGTGTGTTACACAGTAGGGGACGCCTCGCTTCGGATTCAAGAAGATAAAATCATCCTGGTTCAGGATCTGGCCGAAGTCCGCTTTGGTGTCGCGTGCTTCCTGGATGCAGTATTCCAGAAGAACTGCCGCTTCCTCATTCAATGCGATCATTCTCTCACTGCTCGGAGTCTTCGTTCCTTTGCCGTCAGGACGTTTGAGCGTGCGGGTGAGTAAAACCCTGATGAACGTCCCGTCCGGCCGGAAAACCACGTTCTTTTGTGTCAGACCCATTACTTCACCACGACGGAGTCCGAAAGTCGTGAGATAGAGCATCGCATAATTCTGTTTTGTCAGAATTTCTTTCGCTTTATCCATGAACAGATTGTAGTTCGCGATATCGATGTTCTTTGTTTTCGGCTTGGCGCCTTCCTTGCGGATCTTAACGTAAGAGAGCCGGTTGCGCTCCAGGACGCCGCAACGCACGGCATCATTCAGGATGGCGCACATCAGATGGTGATAAGTCTTGACGGATTCTTCAGCAAGCTCTTCATCGTGCAGCATCTCATTCAGATAGAGTTCATAGCTATGCCGATCGATTTTTTTCAGGGGTGTCTGGCCAAAGCGGTTCGACAGATGATTCCGGAAGTGGCTGTCGAGGCTGGAAAGAGAGTCGGCCGTCCATTCTTTTCGGGCGATCCGCTTTTCTTTATATTTCTGATAGTATTCGTCCAGTGTGATATTGGGATTGCTGAGCATTCCGAATTCTTCTTTCTCAATGAATTCTTCGATCTCTCGTAACTTTGCACGGGCGGCCATTATCGTTTTGAATCCGGATTTATCGAATTCACCAGGAACGCCATTGATCACATACGCGCGCCGAACCTGGTAACGCGTTCCTTTTTTTGTTTCGTATTTATAGATGTTCGGGTAATTAGTTTTTATTCTTTTTGTCATTGTAGTTTCTCCTTCAACTTGCCGGGCAGGGCGTTGCATAAGGAAATCTGGCATCAATTCCTTTCGTGTGATAAAATGATTGTACACAAAAAGCCCTTGAATAAAGGCGCTTTTTCGATAAACACCACTTTCGCTTTGGTCGGGGAGAGTGGTGTTTTTTAGTATCTTAAAATTAATGGTGTTGTTATAATAACTATAGAACAATCAAGGAGGAATCATGCATTATGAATAAGCTTATTTTTTCAAAAGACGAAATCAAGTTCATCGAAGAGATGATCAGTTTATTTGTGTATGAGCATCCTTCAATACAAGAAGTACGTGTGGATGACGAGGATAACATTTATGCTTACGACAATCATGGAAATGAAGTGAATGATAATTTTGAAATTACACGTTACAAAATGATTCAATCGATTGAAGGTAAATTAAAAACTCTAATATAGTAATTAGCATAAACATTTTTTATCCCGGACATCAGCAGCTGACAGTTTTCTTTTCCGGTGAATCCCGAATTGAAATGAGAGACCGAATTTCTGATCATAAATGTGTTTTTGATTGCAGTTTTCTGTCTCTTATCAATGTTTAGAGGTTCTCTTCCAAAATATGTAACATAATCCTGATAAGTTGCGTTATCTGAAAAATTCTTGTCAAGCATGTCATGCTTATCGAGAGTGAGATACATAAGATGCTCTAACACTCCACCTAGGCCGGCAGCACAGACATAAAATTGCTCATTTTCGTAAGCTGTCAGGCATTCAGAAAATTCCGCTGAGAATTGGTCATCGTTAATATCTTTGATCATTGTATCAAATTGATAGCGATCAGCATGGATTCTTAATTTATTGAAATCCACATGCTTGATTGGTGGCAAAGAAAGTTTGGCGGTTGATGCATTGTACTCCTTATCTACCCAAAAACGAGTAGCAAATGCTATGTCATTAGCCCAAATTGAGCTATGAATAATTGATTGAGTGTCAATATTTTCAATCAGATTATTGTTAAGGATATACGAAACTTTATCTGAAGGTGAACTAAGGCGCTTAAATTGAAAATCTTTTGTCTCTTTCCGTAAATCCATAATGTAAAGATTATCTTTTCCGTTATGGCTGTATTCAGCAATAAATAACGTTGCATCAAAATTAGAATTAGATGATGTAATAAGGATCCAAATATTCATAGATTTACTCAGCCACGAGAATAAATCTTTGTTGTTATCTTCTGAGCCAATTATTTCTCTGGCTCGAATAATATAATCTTGTTTGTATTCTTTTAAAAATAAATTTGCAAGTTCTTCAGTGAAATCAGGCATGCGTTTCATCAGTATATCTGCCCAAAACTTAGAGCAATTTTTCATTTCGGTGTATTCAATTGTATCCAACTAATTGCCTCCATCCTATGCTGTAACAGTCCAAAGCCATCTATGAATGTCTTCTTTCACCCTCACTCCTTACCGTCCAAAGTAGGGGAGTGGGGGTTTTTTTATTAATTCAAGTTTGCAATTGCATAGTCAGCTTCTTCTTGCGTAAACTTTTCACCGTAATCTGATGTCAATTGGTCTCTAATAGCTTCTGGAGACATACTCATTGATTCTTGATAGTTATGTGCTGTTTTCAGCGCATTCGCATTCCAATCGGCTTGGATGTTATCAATCGCATATTGAGCTTCTTCAGCGGTGAATTGCTCTCCATTTTCTGAAACCAATTGATCATATAGACCAGCCTTAGACATGTACATTGTTTCGGAATAATTTTCTGCAGTTTTTAATGCATTCGCATTCCAATCGGCTTTAACATTATCGATAGCATATTGAGCTGCTTCAGGTGAAAATTGTTCTCCGTATTCTGATGTTAATTGGCCGTACAACCCCATTTTAGACATATGCATCATATCAGAATAAGATTTAGCTGAGTTTAATGCAGATTTAAACTCTGTGGGGACTGAAGGCTCTTCCTCAATCGGCTCTTCACTTACGGTTGATTCCTGAACATTTTCCACAACTGCATCTGATGCTACGCTTTCTGCTACTTCAGTTTGCTTGTCATTCGATTCTGTTTCCTTTGCGGAATCGTCTCCACCAGAGCCAGCTGCGCCGATGACAAATAAAGCAATTACCCAAACCCACCATTTTTTGTAAAACGGTTTCTTTTGAACATAAAATTTACCATCTTCGCCTTTAAACTTCTTCGCCATAATCTTACTCCTCCAATATATCGATTTTAATGACAGACCACTTGTCATCATTATCATTATACTCTAATAAACAAGAAATATTGTAGGCAAAATGAAATGTTTATTTTGTCTAAACGAGAAAAGTTTTTTTGCTAATTAATAGTAATATGTTACAAAATCATTCTGTAATCAGTATTACTCTTCAGTTTGCAATTTTGGACTTCCTTACGGAATGTACCCTCGAGATTATTACCACATTCTGGACAAAAATGCATAATAATCTCCTCCTGAAATATATTTCAAAAATCCTACAAATCAAAAACAACCTCTACAGCTTTGCCTAGTATCCTTGCTGGATTTTGTTCCGTTATGATATACGGCGCATAGGCACTGTTCTCCGCAACCAGCATCATAATATCCCCTTGCTTCTTCACACGCTTCAAAGTGGCCTCAGTGTCACCGTTCACAAGTACGGCGGCAATTTCTCCATCCTCAACGCCATCCTGGAGCCTGATCAATACATCAGCGCCGTTTCTAATCGTTGGTTCCATACTATCGCCGGCAGCCTTCAGATAAAATGTTTCACCGCTCGGGAGAGTCTCTCTTAGATGATAACGATATCCGATGATATTTTCATCTGCCAGTATGGGATCACCGCAAGCTATGGTCCCGATAACAGGAATACGGACCATGTTACTGTCTGTTATGGGTATTATGTTAGAGGGAGTTGCTTTCAGGTTTGATTCGGCTGTTAAATCTGATAGGTTAACATGAAAGTAATCTGCCAACTTCTGTAGATTTCCACCACGAGGCATCTTCTTGCCGTTTTTCCAATCGTTAACTGTTGAATAGGGAATTCCTGTTTTGTCAGATACGTCACTCACGTTTACACCTTTTCTGTTCATTAACGCATTCAAATTTTTTGAAAAAATAACTTTAATCTCATCAACCATTTAACACACCTCCTTATGATTTTATAACATAATAATAACGTAAAAAGCGTTATTAATCTACTTTAAAGCAAAAATAATAACGCTTTTTGCAAAATAAAACTTGCAATAACGCTTTAAGCGGTATATGATGTTATCAGAAGGGAGGGGAACGACGATGACAAACAAACAAAAAATTCCTAACAACTTAAAATTTTCACTAAGAAGCTTGAGAGTTAGGATAGGAATGAAACAGGAAGAAGCTGCTGAACTGCTTGGTATTTCAGCAATGACGCTTAGAGCATTGGAAAGAGATAGCAGCAAAATAGATTATTCAATGATTTTAAAAATTGAGCAAATCTATAACATTCCTCAGGACTATATTTTTTTTGGTAACAATACCGCTTTTAGCGTTATTTTAAAAAATAGAAAGGAGCAATAACATGGGAGAAGCAACATTCATTTTACTTGCCATTCACCTGGTCCTAAATGTATCCATCTTAATCAAACTTTTTAAAATGGACCGGGATTGATTTTGATTTTCTGAAGCCTTTAATTGGCCGGTCACAAGTGACTTTAATTTTAATGTCTGGGCTGAATGATTCCAGATAATATCGGAATTCTTCTTTTGAGTTAGGGCCAAGAATTGTTTCTCCATCAAAGCGCTGGGCATAGTCGGTAGGAGATAAAAAATCAGGAACTTTATACACACCAGATCCGCTATATGTCTGCTCAGGTTCATAATCTACTGCCATCACTGGTTTGCCGTCATTAAAGAAAAGTTCAACATTTAGCAGTTTGATGGAAGAGGTTGAATCATTAAGAATATCAAACCAAATCATTGTAGGCCTGTTTTTAACCTGTTCTATGTAGCAACTTACGATTTCAATAGAGTGCTTATCATTCTTCTTGGTGTACCAGACACTATATAGCGAAATGAACAAAGCTAAAATAGCGATTAAAAAATTCCAAAATTCCAAGGTTGTCACAAGCGATTTTAATGAATCCACAATATCATCTCCTTTAATTCATTATCTCAAAGGTAACAAACAAAAGAAAGAAGGGAACCAAATGGAACAACTAAAAATATTCAATTTTGAAAACAGTGAAGTCCGCACTCACGTGGTTGATGGAAATCCTTGGTTTGTCGGTAAAGACGTTGCTGAAATTTTGGGTTATACGAATACACCGAAAGCAATTAGAGATCACGTTGAAGAAGAGGATAAGCTGAGCGAACGAATCGTTCTGTCAGGTCAAGCGAGAGAAACGATAGTCATTAATGAATCAGGCCTTTACAGCCTTGTCCTGAAATCAAAACTACCATCAGCGAAACGCTTCAAACGCTGGGTGACAGACGAAGTCCTCCCGTCAATCCGAAAACACGGAGCATACGCAACTGAAAATGTCCTGGAGCAAGCAATCGGAAATCCTGATTTCATGATCGGACTGCTGTCCAGTTTGAAATCAGAACAGGAAGCCAGAAAGAAAGCTGAACAGACAATTGAGGCGCAGCGTCCAAAAGCTTTAGTCGGAGAAATGCTGGAAGTATCACAGAATAGCGTTTCAGTTAAGAAGTTGGCAACGATACTGAAACAGAACGGCTTCAATACTGGGCAAAATAGGCTATTCGACTGGATGCGGGAAAACGGCTATCTCATTACAAGGTATGGAAGCAGCCGGAATATGCCTACTCAGAAAGCGATGGACCTTGGGCTGTTCGAATTAAAGCCTGCGTCATACTTCCGGAACAGTGGGATTTTAGAAACTGATTACACTCCAATGGTTACTGGGAAGGGCCAGGCGTACTTTTTGAGAAAGTTCAAAGAATTAGAAGTTTTGAACAAACAAGAAAAAATGGAGGTTCAATCATGAAAATGACAGAAATTAATAAGCCAAAACTGCTAGACCTGGCAAAGCAAACAATTGCGGACTGTTCTGATATCCGCTGCTTCGATCCAGAAACAAATGCAGACACTGGTGTAGGGATGGCACTAAGTGAACGGATCAAAATTATTCATCAGTTCGATGATGGCAAGCTGTACTTGTTCGAAGACAAAGCCGACACGCTTAACGATATGTTCGAAGTAACAGAAGATATTCTGATTGGATTTCAATCGTTGCTGGGATGTATGAAAGAGTTGGAGGTGTGAGAGGGATGGAGAAATTGGAACAAAAAAAGACCCCCACAGAAATTATGAAAGAACAGTTTGAGTTGATTTCAAAAATATCTGTAACCGAGCCTTTAGGCGCTATTGAAATAACGATGATTTCGTTAGCTATGAATGAAATATACAAATCAATTCCAACCGCACAGCGTTTGAATTAAGCTTTTGCAAATTTCACATAATGGATATCTGAACCGAAAACGGATAAGTTTGTCGATTCAGATGCAATAGCGTAACTAATGTTGCTAAAAAATCTGAAATCAGAAAAATCTATTGTTGCCTGTTTTGTCCCAAAGGCGTTATGAGTTATAGATTTTAAGTTTTCGACCCTTTCATAGTTACCATCGCGGAAGAAAATTTCAATTGACCACATGTGTATTCACCTCGGTTCTTATGCATAGATTTGCAGGAAACAACTTTTGGCGAAGGCGATTCCTACAAATATTATTATACACGATATATATGGGGAACACAATGCGAACAACCACTACATGTAGTGCTTTTAGGGGGTGTGAAGATGTGGGACATCATCGAAAAATTATTAATCGAGAAGAATTTGAACCAGGAGCAGCTGGCTAAACGCATGAAGGTTCATTCCGGCACCGTTTCAGACTTGAAGCATGGCCGAATTAAGAAGCCCAGCTTCGAACTGATGTGCAAGATAGCCGATGCATTGGAAGTCAGCTTAGACATATTCAGAAAGGAGTGATCAACATGGAAATACACTTCGATGGTCAAACAACGGAGGAATTCTTCCAGTGGATGGCTGCAAAAATCCAAGACGTGACACTTCCTATGGTAAAGGAAACCGTCCAAGAGAGCTTGTTCGATGAAGAACTGCTGACACGGAAAGAAATATCCAAGCGGATCTTGAATTGTTCCGTTGATACGGCGGACAAGTATTACTTGTATCAACCTGGCTTCCCATACTGCGAACGAGGCGGGGAGCGGCTTTATCCGAAGAAGGCAGTAGAAAAATGGATTCACAAAAACACCAAATATAACTGAGAAACGGCCGGGCAGGGCGCATCACAGGAGGAAAAACACATGAAAATATTTACAAATGAGTTTGAGGAAGTTTTGACCAAAGTTATCGGCTGCAGCTTGGTGATTGGATTGGTTGTCCTGGTCTTTGGCATTGTAGGCGGCCTGGAACAGGGGTTGATCTGGTGAAGATTGATTTAAACCATAATATCGGACTATTACGGTGGATCCTGACACGAGAGCAGATCGCCTATGAATTTATCGGGTTCGGTAATATCTGCATTCGATGGGAAATTGGAAAGGTCTTGGCACCGGTCCTATTGTTCGACTACCGCTGCAACATCCTGAAATACTGCGATCGATATAGCGAACTGGAGCAAGCGGACCAGGATCGATTGAAGAAAGTATTTGAAGAGTACCACTACAAGAAACCAACATGGGAGTGAAAATGATGAACGAGAAAGAAAAAGTACAGATTTACGCCTACATCGCAAAATTGGAAGGCGGTCTTGCTGGGTTAGCAGCTAGAAAAGCAGAATGCATCGCACGGGCCGATGCGCTAACGAGAAATATCCGCGAACTGGAAGACGAGATTGTCCACAATTACCGTAAATTGGAACGCGCTAGAACAGAGGAACGTGTTGGATCGGAGGAATTGTATTAATGAGTTTAGTATTACTGTCAAATGTATTGGGTAAGCGCGGAATCACACACAAACAAAGCAAGGCAGACCGTAATTTCGTACAAGTCTATGAATTGATAGATGGTCGGTCGGTTCCGGTGATTCAGGTAAATATCGTTGATGGTTCATTCTTAGAAATGCCGCATTACGCTGGTTTAACTGACAAAAACAAGCGGACGTTGGCAGATGCGAAAACGGAGTACAAACGGAGGTTTCAAGCGTGGTACAAAAAAAGCCACTGATCGCCGGCAAGCAAAATCAGTGGATAAACAAAACATTTATGAGGTGAGTATATCATGAACAGAACAAATTTTGAACGATTTTTGGAACCGGATGAACCACAGGTATTTGGTTCTGATTGGGAAGGAAACGAAATCTATGAAGGCGATGAATACGTGGAGACGGAGCTTGGGCTTGTCCGTTTGGAAGATATTCCCCGGTTCGTTAAGGAAACGCAGAAAGTGATGGTGGCAGGAGAATGAGACAAAGAATCCCAACCAAAAATATGAACCGTGAAGACTGGCTGCAGTTGAGAAGAACCTCTATTGGCGGCAGTGATGTGGCTACAATCCTAGGCTTCAACAAATACAAGAGTCCTTACCAGTTGTGGTTGGACAAGACGGGGCAGATTGAAATTGATGCATCGGATCCAAGCGAGGCAGCTTATTGGGGGAATGTGTTCGAGAAGACAGTGGCGGAGGAATTCACGAGACGTACAGGGGCTAAGGTTCGGAACGATAATCATATGTACTTCCACCGTGAATACGACTTTCTAAGCGCAAACGTGGATCGGCAAGTTGTCGGAGAGAACGCCATTCTCGAATGCAAAACCGCCAGCATGTTCCTGTCCGACAAATGGGAAGGTGAGAACATCCCAGATCAGTACATCTTCCAGGTGCAGCATTATCTGAATGTCTTGGATAAAGCGTATGCCTATATCGCAGTATTGGTAGGCGGACAGAAGTTCCAGTGGAAGCGGGTAGAAAGAGACCAGGAACTGATAGACATCATTCAGGAGCGCCTGATTGCGTTCTGGGAGGTCAATGTGAAGCAGAATGTTGCGCCTCCGATTGATGGGAGTCAGGCAGTGACGGATTTTCTGAAGGAACGATACGCGACCAGTGAAGCAGGCAAAGAAATTACCCTGGCATCTTCCTTCGATGAAACAATTTCGCTATTGAACGAAGCGAAGGCAGCCAAAAAGACTGTCGAGGAAACTATCAGCTTGTACGAGAATCAGATCAAACTGGCACTAGGTGAGGCGGATGCGGAGATCGGCATCACGCCAACCAATCTTATTTACTGGAAACCCGTCACAACGAACCGACTGGACACAAAGACACTGCAAAAAGAACAGCCGGACATTTACGAGCAATACCTGAATGCATCGCAATCAAGAAGACTAACGATAAAGGGGATCAAATAATATGAGTGAAACTGTAGAAATGATGATGAATGGGTTGATTTGCTCTCAATGTGGAAGTTGGATGGAAGATTTTGAAGAACCAGGTTATCCGTGAGAGTGTGAAGATTGTCAAAAACAACAGATCAAAGGACATGTCGCTTCTAAGAAGAAAAAACAAAAAAGAAACGGAGCTAAAAAAAATGGCAACTAATTCGAGTTTGAAAAACCAATTACAAAACAGCGGCACCCAAGCACCAGGACAAGCAAAGCAGCTGGGCCTGAAATCACTTCTGAATTCTCCGGTAGTGCAAGAGAAATTCCGGGATGTGCTGAAAGAAAAATCCCAAGGCTTTACGGCATCCGTCCTCAGTTTGGTGAACAACGATTCCTACTTGGCACAAAGCGAACCGATGAGCATCATCACCTGCGCCATGACTGCCGCAACACTGGACCTGCCGCTAGACAAAAACCTCGGTTATGCATATATCGTGCCATTCAGGGACTACAAAGATGGCAACAAGCAAAAAGGGCAATTCATCCTGGGGTATAAGGGATACATTCAGCTGGCGCAACGATCTGGCCAATACGAAGCCTTGAACGTAATCGAAGTGTATGAAGGCGAGCTGCTTTCATGGAACCGTCTGACTGAAAAGTTTGAGTTTGATCCGAACGGAAAACTGTCTGATGTGGTTATCGGATATGTCGGCTACTTCAAATTACTGAACGGATTCGAGAAAACCGTGTATTGGACCAAGCAGGAAGTGGAAGCACACCGCATTCGCAACAACAAAACTAAGAATAAGACAGAGCTCTCAGGTGTTTGGAAGACAGACTATGACTCAATGGCCAAAAAGACTATCCTGCGGAACATTCTTTCCAAATGGGGTATCTTATCCATCGAAATGCAAAAAGCTGTCACAACGGACGAAACGGTTCAAACTCTCGATAAGGACACCGGGGATATCCGCGATATTACACCGGACGTTGATTTCGACGCAGAACCGGAACAAGAGCCTGAAAAGCTTGGCACCTTCGTCACTGAAGATGGCGAAATCATCAATCTGGATGACGAGGCTGCACAAGAATCCTTATTTGAAGAAAGGACAATCAAACCGAAAGATTAACTGAGAGGGGGATCAATCCCCTCTTGATTGTGAGGTGAGGAAATGGCGAAACAATATTATTGGCTGCAGCTGAAGGAAGACTTCTTCAGGCAGAAAGAAATCAAGCTCCTACGAAAAATAGCGGGCGGTGATACTTACACGATTATTTATCTGAAAATGATGCTCATGAGCCTGAAGGATGAGGGGAAAATCTTATATGAGGGCGTCGGATCAAATTTGGCAGAGGAAATCGCATTGGAAATCGATGAAGATGTGGAAAATGTTCAGATTACGATTAATTATCTGATGGGCAAAAATCTACTTGTTACATCATCCGAATATGAGGGATTTTTGAGCGACGTTCCGAACCTGATAGGTAGTGAATCAGACAGTGCAAGACGTGTTCGAAAACACCGCCAAATCAAGAAATCAGAAGAAAAAAAGTTACAATGTAACGCTAAAACGTTACATCGTAACACTGAGGTAACAAATGGTAACACAGAGATAGAGATAGATATAGAGAAAGAAATAGATATAGAGCAAGAGCTACTGCAAGAAGAGCAAAAAAAAATCAGCAGCAGCGAGGTTCATCTTTTCTTTCAAAAGAATTTAGGAGTAGAGCCACCGACAATCCAACAGGATATTGATTACTGGATTGAGGACCTAAGCGCTCCTGTGGTGATCGAAGCATTGAGAAGGACTGTTGAATCCGAGAAACCTTACAGCTATGCAAAAGGGATCATGAGGAAGTGGGCCAATAAAGGAATCAAAACAATTGAAGCAGTCGAAGCGGAATCAGTTGGTAACCAAAGACAGAAGCAAAATTCATGGCGACAGCCCCCGAAAAAAGAAGTCGTTCCTGAATGGGCTGAAAATACCGCAACAGTGACGGAGACGGCGCCGGACCCGGACCAACAGCGGGCAATACAGGAACGCATAGCACGGCTGAAGACCAGCCAGAAGAGGGAGATGGCAGAATGAAATACGAATTAGGCGATAAAGTGCGGATACATTATCACTGGAAAAGGCAAAATCAAACGGAACAGCTAGAGCGAATGGGAATTTCGGATCTCGAAGACTACCTGATGTCTGATGAAATGGTAGGCGACTGCATGCACCTCGACAAATTCAAAAAAGAACCAATCGAAGAAGTTGGATACATCTGCGGAATGAGAGAGTTTAAGGTCAACTACGGTGTAACTTATGTCTTTGATGAGGGGCATCTCGATGTTGGCATTCGGCAAATGGATGAAAAACACGTAAAAGCGTACCTTGTAGCAACTCGCATGAATTGTTTGCGGCGTGTGAGTTTTGAAGATATCGAATACATAGGGAATTAACCAGGAGGATGAAGCCAATGAATAAACGCCAGATCAAAAAGAGAGTGAAACGCGCGAAGCTTAACAAAGAACGCGGCTTAATTTTGAGCCTCGAGGATCGGCACTTCATCCGGAACTATGGGAAATGCTATTACACGCAACGAGAGGCGGCAAGCTTTCTCATTCAATGGGATGAAATTACAGCTGTGGTTAAAGGAATTGTTGATGGGATAAGAGAAGGTTTTGCCGATATGTTCCAAGAGTGGGCAGATTCTCTTAGAAGAAAAGGAGATGCCGAATGAAACTTATCTATACAGGTTATAAATGGCGGCAAGCAACCGGAATGGAGTTGCTTCTCCGAGGTGATGAAGAAGTGCTGAAGCAGATCCCGGCTGAACCGCATGCGGGGGACGTGTATGACACCGGGAAAGATGATCGGCAGTTAAGCCTGGCATCAGAGTTTCACGCTGAACCGAATCTTAAAACCTACAATGGGTGGATCCTGACTGTTGGGGATTTGAAGCGGAAATTGGCCGTGTATAGCGATGACACTCAGGTCAGATTGGATTTTCGCGGCAAGACGCCATTTGGAGAATTGATTGATGTATCCATGCCGATTGAGTGCATAGGGAATAGTTGCACCTATGATAACGGTGAACGGAAGAATCTAATTTATATCAGTGGGAACGGGAAATAGGAGGGAATGCATGTCTGTAAAATTGCGAAAAAACATAACGCTCTACACGAAAAAAAGATGCCCACAATGCAAGCTAACCAAATTATGGCTTGATGAACATGGTGTTCACTATAAGACGGTGGATATCATCGAGAACAAGGAAGCAGCCGAAAAGATTAAGAATATCGGTTATCAAACGGTTCCGGTGGTTGTCATTCATGATGAGCCGGAAACAAGCTGGAGCGGGTTCAGGCCCGATGTATTGGAGGGAGAATTCTTATGATCAATAATGTTGTGCTAGTAGGCAGGATCACGAAAGACGCGGATCTGCGTTATATCTCAAATGGGGATGCGGTGGCGACTTTTACTCTTGCAGTAAACAGACAGTATACAAACCAAGCAGGGGAAAGAGAGGCTGATTTCATCAACTGCGTTCTCTGGAAAAAGGCTGCAGAGAACTTTGCGAATTTCACTCGCAAAGGATCGCTGATCGGTATCCAAGGCAGAATTCAAACGCGAAATTATGAGAATCAGCAAGGGCAGCGTGTTTATGTAACGGAAGTTGTTACAGATAACTTTACTTTACTCGAAAAGAAGGGCGATGCGCGTGATCATTCTAATAATCCAAGCGGTCAATCGAACAACCGGGCTAAGCAACAAGGTTTTGACGAGTTTAATCAATCAGCTGATCCATTCAGTAGCGCTGGTGAGTCTATTGATATTGGTGATGATGACCTTCCGTTTTAAGAAAGAGGTGGATGAATGATTGAATTTGAAGTTCCTGGTGAACCTGTCGCACAAGGACGTCCGCGATTCAATAGCAGAACAAAAACAGCACATGATCCGCAGAAGTCGAGAAATTATAAAAGCCTGGTCAGCATGTATGCGAGGCGGTCGAAACCGCCGGACTTGTTAATGGGCCCGTTGACTGTCCAAATTGACGTTTTTAAGACGCCACCTAAATCGATATCTGGCGTGAAGAAGAATCGAATAGCGCTCCAGAATGAGACGCTGAGGCCGACTACCAAGCCAGACGTTGATAATTATGCAAAGGGTGTAAAGGATGCCTGTAATGGCATTGTGTGGAAGGACGATAGTCAGGTTGTTGAGTTGTTTGTCAGAAAGTTTTACAGTCTGAATCCGAGGGTAGTTGTGAAAGTGAGGGAGATTGATGGCATTTAATTTCTTTGTTCGCAAAAAGGATATCCCTGAACAGCTAGAGCCGCCGAAAAATAATCTGATTGACGCGGATCTGCTACTCATTCAAATAGGATTGATGCATGAAACATATTTTAGTGTTGCTAAGACTAGGGCAGGCAAGGGTGAGCCAAGAGGTTACTGCAGGGCCTTAAAAGATATTGAAGTGATGGTCAGGGACATGAAAGATTCAGGGGTGGCCGGATGAAATTACCAGCATATCTAAAAAGGAGGGCGCTCACGTTGCCGGAAGAAGAACATAACAAAATGATGGGTCAGTTTCAGGAGAAAGTTTTTGAGCTTGGCTTGACAATGAAATGTAAAAACGGTGTGTATGGGATTTATATGGATGGCATGCGCATTTATTCCCTTAGCAAAAGAAGTTACAAGTACAACAGACATTTTTATGCCAAACAAACAACCGACGATCGCATTGAGCTTCTGGAAATCGTCCTTTACAACTATTTTGGTCCTGGTGGAAAGGGAAGTTCGTTGATCATTCCGAAGAAGGTGGGTGATCAGAATGACCTTCTCAAATGAATTTTATGATTACCTGGAAGAGCTGCCCGAAAAATGGGAACTGCTGCCAAATGACGATATCCGTATCATAAAGTTGCACGCACTGGCTGGGGTAGAAGTAGGCAAAAAGATTAGCGGCTACGAGCGCAAAATTAAGCCCATTCACATATTTAAAGATGGCGTGCTTGTGATGACGGCGCAGCGCATAAGGGAAGCAGAGGAGTGCGTCAACAGCAAGCGGGATTCGATATACAAATGTCTGCGTGGGGAACGCAGGAGCGTGAAAGGGTACACGTTCGAATATGTAGAAAGAGGTGGATGTAATTGACAGAACAAATACCAGAAAAATGGATTGAAGTTATTACAACAACAGTACTGAGAGAGCAGAAGAAACAAGAGAGTATCGCTTCCAAAGAACAACATGATCGACGGTTTCGAAATACCGAACTCCTCGTGAAAAATTACCGTAAGTTGAGCGCGCATTGCGAGAACTTGCCGGAGCAAATTGGAATCATACATCAAGAGATTGATATGGGGTTGCTGGAACACATTGACCTGAATCTAAAAGAGGTCATGAAGTCCAAGCAGAAAACAAAAATGATCATGGATTATATTGATGCCATGCTGCTGGCATATCGATCATTAGCCGAACGAGGCGGGGAAGTCGCAAACCGCAGGCATAAGATTCTCCGTGATATGTATCTAAAACCCGACTTTGAAAATCCAACAGCGTTGATGGAACGCTACGGCGTCGAAAAGACGACTTTATATAAAGATTTGAAGAAAGCTATCGAAGAATTCTCCGTCGTCCTCTTCGGAATTGATGCCTACGTATTGCAGACGAGCGGAAAAAGAGTGGACGAAAGGTGAACTAAAAAGGTATATACTGTCTTTGAAGGGGTCTGCTTAAAACCAGGCTCAAAAGTTTTTACGATCCTCGAATCTTCTTCGTCAACGCATTTTTAACGCGGACAAGAGAAAGCTTCTTTTCTGATATAATTAAGATATAAAGAAATAGGAGCGTGAAATCATGTCTAAAGCGTACGACGATGAGCAATACAAAAATTTCTTGCAGGAGAAAGCGAGGATGGCAAAAGGTGAAAAGAAATGTCCAAATTGCGGTAGCTTGTACAAACCGCAACAAGATGATGGCGCAACATGTGAAGTTTGTTGGGACTATGCAATAAATAAGGATTAGTAAAAAGGCCTCGCTCGAGGTCTTTTTTTTAATACAAAAGAACAGGTGGTGATGGAAAATGGTAGGATTGACGTTGAAGCAACAGCGGTTCGCGGATGAGTACATCATCAGCGGAAATCTTTATAAATCGGCTATCGCAGCAGGTTATAGTGTGAATTATGCTAAGGCTCAATCAAGTAAACTGTTGGAAAATGTTGGTGTAAAAGCTTATATAGATGAACGGCTTGAAGCGTTGAATTCTGAAAAGGTAGCTGACCAACAAGAGGTAATGGAGTTTCTGACCTCCGTTATGCGCGGAGAGGTTACGGAGCCGGTCCCCATTTTCGTTGGGGACGGCTTTCAAGAGGTGAAAGACTTAAAACCAAACGTCCAAGCAAGGCGAGCGGCTGCAGTCGATCTCGGCAAACGATACGGCATGTGGACGGAGAAAATAGAACAGACCAACCGCAACATCGAAATTGTTGTCGGCGATTGGGATGCTGACGATGAAGACTGAAAAAAAACCATCGATAAAAATTGAATTTAAGTACCCATCCAAAGTTTTTAATAAGCATATATACGATAAGCTATACGATTACGACACCTTCACTGAGGCCCACTATGGCGGCGCGTCATCGGGCAAATCTCACGGTGTAGTTCAAAAGGTAGTGCTGAAAGCTTTAGGAGAATGGAAAAAGCCTCGCAAAGTGTTGTTCCTGCGTAAGGTGGGCGCAACTCTCAAGGATTCCATTTTTGAAGATGTGAAGCAATGCTTGATTACATACGGCGTGTTCGATTACTGCAAAGTTAACATGACAGACTACCGGATCAAGCTGCCGAATGATGCAGAGCTGATCTTTAAGGGAATGGATAACCCGGAGAAAATCAAATCCATCAAAGCAGTTTCAGATGTGGTTATGGAAGAGGCTTCCGAATTTACGGTCGATGATTTTACCCAACTCACTCTGCGGCTACGGGATAAAGGCCATAAACAAAAACAAATATACCTAATGTTCAACCCAGTTAGCAAAACTAACTGGGTTTTTAAGTATTTCTTCGTAAAGAAACCGGCTAACACGGTTATTTATCAGACGACATACAAGAGCAACCGTTTCTTGGATGAATTGACGAAGCAGAATATCGAAGAGTTAGCGAATCGCAATCCGGCATACTACAAAATATATGCGCTTGGCGAGTTTGCAACGCTGGACAAGCTAGTCTTTCCAACATATCAGAAACGGCTGATAAACCGCGATGAAGTGGCTCAGCTGACGTCATTCTTCGGTCTCGACTTTGGATATATCAATGACCCGTCTGCGTTTATCCACCTGAAGATAGATGAACCGAACAAAAGGATCTATTTTCTTGAGGAATATGTGCGAAAGGGATTGCTAAATGACAAGATTGCTGAGGCCTTAAAGGATCTTGGCTATTCGAAAGAAGTCATAACCGCTGACTCGGCTGAGAAAAAATCCATTGCTGAGATAAGGCAAAAGGGAATCAGTCGGATCAGAGAGGCGAAAAAGGGTCCTGATTCAGTCATTCAAGGAATTCAATTTCTTTCGCAGTATGAATTTATCGTTGATGAACGCTGCGTGAAATTAATCGAGGAGTTGGAGAACTACACCTGGTATAAAGATAAAAAGACAAACGAGTACATCAATAGACCAGTGGACAGTTACAACCACGTTATCGATGCTTGCCGGTATGCGGTCGAAGGCATTCGAGGCAAGGTCAAACTAAAAACAATCAAAGGAGGGATCTAAGTGATATTCATTCATCCTGCAGAGGAAGAAATAACCGCAGAAGTAGTGATTAATTTCATAGAATTGCACCAAGCTGAACTAGCACGATACATGCGGCTGAAGAACCTGTTTGAAAGCCAGGCTCCGATACTCAGCTTGAAAAAGAAAGAACCCTATAAGCCGGACAATCGGTTGGTAGTGAATCATGCAAAGTACACCGTTGAAACCTTTAATGGCTACTTTGCTGGAATACCGGTGAAGATCAGCCATGAAGATAAAAACGTCGGCGAGAGAGTTGAACAGTTCCTGAAGTTGAATGACATGGACGATAATTTCGCGGAGTTGAGCAAGATCACTTCGATCTATGGTCATGGATTCGAATTGCTTTATCAGAACGAAGAATCTGAGACCTGCTGCACGTATAACAACCCTCTCGATATGTTTATCGTTTACGATAATACGATTGCCCAGAAGCCGTTGATTGCGGTTCGGTATCAGTTCGATTCGGAAGGGAAGATAAATGGACAGGTGTTCACTATCAACGAGGAGATATCTATTGTCCAGGGTGAAGAGGATTTAGTGTTCACAGAAACAAAGCCGCACTATTACGGTGATGTTCCCGTGATCGAATACATCGAAAACGAGGAACGGCAGGCGTTGTTTGAATCGATTGAGTCGCTGATTAATGCGTATGATAAGGCACTATCTGAGAAGGCCAACGATGTTGATTATTTCGCGGATGCCTATCTATCCATTCTGGGTGCAGAACTGGACGAAGAGGGCGTCATGAGGATAAGGGATAATCGGATCATTAATATCTTTGGGACTGACGACGCGAGTAAGATTGTCGTCGAATTCCTGCAGAAGCCGGATGGCGATACCACTCAGGAGCACTTGCTGGACCGCTTGGAGCGCTTGATCTATCAGATTGCTATGGTCTCGAATATAAACGATGAGAGTTTTGGCAATGCTTCAGGGGTAGCGCTCGAATTTAAGCTTCAGCCGATGAAGAATTTAGCTGCGATGAAGGAGCGCAAATTCACTTCAGGCATGAACCGGCGTTTTAAAATGCTGTTCAACCTCCCGACGAACATCGAAGCCAGCAAGAAAGACGAATGGCGCAATCTGAATTACCGCTTTACCCGGAATATCCCGCGGAATATTGCCGATGAAGCGGACACTGCCTCATCATTGCAAGGCGTCGTATCGAAAAAGACACAATTGAGCGTTTTGTCCATTGTCGATAATGTCGATGATGAGATCGAGAAAATGGCCGAGGAAAACAATTCGAGCACCAGCGGATATGCTACTGATTCAAGAGGCGGTTTTATAGCTGCCGAAGGAAGTTAGGCGATTAAATGGCTACTGAAGAGAAGGTTAAATCCAAAGATAATAAAACCTATTGGCTTGATCGGATGACGCAACTGGATGCCGCCCAGGACAAACGGAATAATACATTTGAAAAGGCAATGCGGAAGCAGTATCACGCTTTGGAAGATAGCATCAGCAAAGATATCGCTAGCTATTATCAGAAATACGGCAAAGATGACGTGATCGAGTACCGGAAACTAGTCATTTCCTTGACAGACTCTGAAAGGAATCTCCTGTATAAGGATTACGACGAGTTCATGAGAAGAAATCCAAAGTATTCCCACTTGATGCCGGTCAGGGAAAGCATATACAAGCTGAACCGGTTAGAAGGGCTGCAACTCTCCACTCGGATGCAGATGGTAGAATTAGGCGCGTTTGAGCAAGAAGGATTGGAAAAACTGCTTCAAGAAGCTTATGAGAATGGATACTTATCAACGATGAAGGGGCTGGATAGTGCTTCTTCATTTTTTAGCGTGAACAACAATGCAATGGCTCAGACGATAAACGAGAAGTGGACCAATGGGGCGAACTTCTCTGATCGCATCTGGGAGAACAAAGAAAAACTGATCAATACGCTTAACAATGAGATTCGAGACGGCATCATTCGCGGCGACAGTTATCAGAAGATGAACATGACGCTTCGGAAACGGACCGAGGTCGGCGCTTATGAGTCTTTGCGGCTGACAGTTACCGAAAGTTCATTCGTTACCAATCAAGCCAACAAACAGGCGTTTATGGACGCAGGGATAGAGCGGTATGAGATATCGGCCGTTCTGGATAAGCGGACAAGTCAAACATGTGAGCATTTAGATGGGCAGCAGTTTAAGTTTAAGGATGCGAAAGTCGGCTCGAATTTCCCGCCGTTCCATCCGTGGTGTCGTACAACGATATTCGGCATCGAGAACGATTGAGAGAGGAGTTGATTTGATGACAATGTTGACCGTTCTTTTATATGGATTTTATCTAGTTGTATTCTCTATTTTTGTTGCTCTAAGCATTCTGATCGTGGGCATCAGTTTCAACGAGGTCAAGAAAAGAAAGGAGTTGTGATCCAGAATCTATCTCCTACCGTCCAGGTGTAGACGGCTGTTGTAAATAATAGAGGTGGAGAAGGACAAAATAAAAGAGAGCTAGACAGCTCTCTTTGTAATGTAGTGTTTAGTCTAAATCTTCTTTGTAAAAATGGGTAATTTTTAAATCTATAAGGTCAGCAAGCGGCTTTGCTGCTTCCAAAAAACTCAGATATTCAATATCTGTCCATTGGTGGCTATGCTTTGTGCGGATGTTATTTAATATTTCCCCACGATAAGTGTCATACTTGTTGAAAAAATCATCAAATTCATAATGTCCGAAATCTGGATTTTGAAGATAAAAGATTTTTGCTGAATTTATATGACTTGTTGCATCATTCAAAAAGACTCCGGCTAACAGATCATCAATTTCTCGATTATCTCCAAAGGCGATATCGTGGCTGTTTTTTGCTGATGACAAGCCATCATATATTAAAGGCTTAATCACGGATTTGAAGTAGTCTAATTCCATTTTTTCACTCATATTATTATCACCTCCTTCTACAAAGTGTACCGCTTACAAGTTTAAGTATCAATATATATTTAATGTATTTCACAAAGCCATCTATTTATTGACATATGGCTATTTTATTGTCCGCACCGTGCCGATGACTCAAAAAGCCGCATGAGTAAACAGTCAACCGAGACTCTAAACGTGAGGAGAATTCCTATGAAAACCGATAGATTCAAACAATCAAGACCCTATTTACCGTTGAAATTACAGTTGTTCGCTGAGCCACCAGCTGATCCGACGCCACCAGCCGATCCGACAGACCCGCCTGCAGATCCGACTCCACCAGCTGACCCTAAGCCGCCTGTCAAAACATACACACAAGAAGAACTTGAAAAAATTATTAAAGAATGGGTAGCTCGCGAGAAAAAAGCGACAGAGGAAGCTGTGGAAGAGGCTAAGAAACTTGCAAAAATGAATGAAGATGAAAAGGCCAAGTATGAACTGGAAAAACTTCAAAGTGAACTGGCTGAGTACAAGAAAAAGGATGCTTTCAATGGTTTATCCAAAGAGGCATCAAAAATGCTTTCTGAGCATAACATTCACGCAGATGATGAATTGCTCGCTTTCGTGGTGAAGGGTGATGCAGAGGCTACAAAGTTAGCCGTGGATTCGTTTGTGGCTTTAGTCAATACAAAGGTATCTGATGGCGTGAAACAAGCGCTATCCGGAACACCACCAAAGGCAAGCGCAACGACTACTGGCGGGGCGAAGAACCCATTCAGCAAAGAGCATTTCAACTTAACCGAACAAGGTCGTCTGAAAAAAGAAGATCCTGAACGCTACAAAACACTAAAAGCCTTAGCAGGCAAATAAGGAGAGGTTATAAATGACAGTAGTAAAATTAACAGATGTTATTCAACCGGAGGTATTCACTGAATACGTCATGAATCGAACAGCGGAAAAATCAGCACTTTATCAATCAGGGATTGTCGTGAACGACCCACAATTCAACGAGTTGGCAAGCGGGCCATCCAAATTAATGGATATGCCTTTCTGGAATGATTTGGCTGATACGGAAGCAACGTCCATTGCTGAAGCGACGGATTTAACGGCGCAAGGGATCACAACCGGCAAAGATATTGCGCGTAAATTGATGCGTGCACAAATGTGGGGTGCGAACAACTTGGCTGGAGCTTTGTCAGGAACTGATCCATTGGCTAAAATTGGAGAGCTGGTATCTGATTACTGGGTACGCCAAGACCAACGCATTGTATTGGCAATGTTGAAGGGTATTTTCGGCGCAACTAGCATGTCCGGCAATGTATTGGATATTTCAGGGAAAACAGCAGGTGCCAACGTATTGGGTGCGGAAGCATTCTTGGACGCTCAACAATTGCTAGGTGATTCTAAAGACCTTCTAACTGCAACAATGATGAATTCTTACACTGAAACATTCTTGAAAAAATTAAACTTAATCGAATATGTTCCGGTAGCTGACCAAGGCAAACCTATGGCTTACTTCATGGGCAAACGTGTAATTGTTGATGATGCGGTTGCATTTAACACTGGAACTGGCGTAGGTGAAATCTTCTTGTTTGGAGAAGGAGCAATCGGTCAAGGGAACGGTGCTAACCCTAATATTCTAGCGACTGAAGTTGCCCGTGATGCTAAAAACTCTGCCGGTATCGACTACTTGATTAACCGCCGAATTCAATTACTGCACCCTCGTGGAATTAAATGGACTGAAACTGCTGTAGCTGGCGAGTTCCCTACGAATGCTGAGATTCAAACAGGAACGAACTGGACGCGTGTGTATGACAACAAGAAAATCCGTGTCGCTAAACTGGTATTTGGTACAGTAGCGAACACATAAGAGAGGATGAAAGCAATTGGCTTATATGGCAGTCAGAGAATTTAACGATACGCAGTATGGCGATATCCGTTATCGAGTGGGACTACCCTATCCAGGCGATGGGATCGATGTCAAACCGAGTCATATCGATTATTTGTTGAGCGATGCCAATCAACAGCGAAAGCCGTTCATCAAATTCGTTCCGGATGCTGAAACGGATGAAGAAGTTGCGAAAGGTTTCCCTAAACACATCGGAGGCGGTAGATATGAGCTTTCTAACGGTGAAAAAGTGAAGGGCAAGGAAGTGGCGATTGAAGCGGAGAACGCACTGAAAGCCGGTGAGTAATCGTGGCTTTTGAAATCAGCATTATCGACCGAGTTAGAACCCGAATTCCTGAAATTGGGTTGGATTTGATTTATGAATTGGAAACAACCGCATTGGATCGAATCAAATTGCGATTGGGGCTTACTGAGTTTCCGATTGAATTGAATTCCATCGCCGTTGAAGTGATTTGCGCGATGTATAACCGATCGTTCCGTGAGGGTATCAAGACAGAGGGTGTTGACACCTTCAGCTTAACTTTCGTGGATGACATCCTGAAGGAGTACGAAACGGAGTTCTCCAGGTATCTGGCCATCAAAGAAAAACAAGCAAATACAAACAGAGGGGTGTTGAGATTTCTATGAGATTTCAGCCCCTTTTGTTTTATAAAAAGGAATCGTTAGAGACGGACGCGCTTGGGAATCCAATCAACACGCTGGAGAAATTCTGGAAAGCGGATGGGATCTTCTCAAGTTGGACCGCCCAAGAGATTGCTTTGGACAACCGCAATGTCACGATCAACAACCGCAAAATTATCACCCGGGCATCAAAAAGCTACCTGGAGCAAGCCGACAAAGTAAAATTCGAGGACCGTTACTATTCTGTGAAAGAAGTGAAGGGTTCAGATTATGATCGTTGGCGCATCCTTATTGTCGATCGCTATGGAAGTGAGAGCCTGTGAAATTTACTTGGAACGAGAAGCAGATGACCGAACTGCAGCTGAAATTGATGCAGAAAAGCCTAATGGATTTCGATTCCGTCAATCAGAAGAACATCCGAGAAATCTTTAAGCGATCGCAACAAACTGGCGGAACGCCTGTTGGGGATTACACCGGAGGCGGCGGACTGCGAAAATCAGCCCAATACGCTAGGAACAGCGTAGGTTACTTGATGGACTATGCCCCGCACGTTGAATACGGCCACAGGACTAGGAACGGCGGTTATGTGCCAGGTCAATATTACCTGAAGCGGAACGTGGATACGCAGCGTCCGATCTACAAACAAGACTTGAAAAATAAATTGAAGGAGTGAGCGCATGATTGGAAAACTGAGTTTCACCACGGTTTTAGCAGCTGTCATCAAGACGGTCCAAAACGGAACGGGAATGCGCTGCTACGATTCGGTTCCGAGTGATATTCCTTATCCGTACTATTCGGCGGAAATCATCGGTCAGATTCCGGATCCATCAAAAACGATGTGGAAAGAACGTTATCAAATTGTCATTCATGCGTTCGCTGATGGTTCAAACGGCTCTGTCGCTTTATTCGAGATAATCGATAAGCTTGCTGAAGCCATGACAATGGCAATTGAATTACCTGCCGGCTATGAATTAATCATGCAGACACCGACAGGGGTACAACAAATTTATGATGAAGCAGATGGTTCGAAGCATGCCATCATGGGCTATGACTTCACTATATTCTACGGATTCAAAACCAAAATTTAGGAGGATGATTAAATGCCAGCAGATCCATTGTACACACAACTTACAAGCGCATTAACCAGTGCAATTGCCGGGAAAGATTTGGTGTTAGCTTTATACAACAGTACAACCTTCACCCTTTTGGCCGTTGCCGGTCAACAAGGACTGACAATCAACCGCGATAAGGACACTTTCGAAGTGACTTCAAAAAACTCTAACGGTTGGAAAGAATTTATCGGTGGCCTGAATGAATGGTCCATCGATAATGACGGTATTTATGTTCGTTCGGACGAAACGCATACCGCGCTGAAAGAGGCATATGCTTCAGGGGAACCTATTTTAATCAAGGTCGTGAACATTAAAGCTTCTAAAGACCTGTTCGGCGGGTTGGCTATCCTGAATAGCTACCCAATCGAAGCGCCTTACGATGATGCGGTAACGTACACAATCGGATTACAAGGCACTGGTGAATTGGTTGACCTGGCTGATGCCGCGTCCACTATTACACCCTAGTGAGCCAATAATGGTAACGGTGGCGCCGGCTAGCGCTACCGTCCTACCTGGCGAATCGGAACAACTAGTCGCTACGGTAACAGGGACCGATATCGATACCGTTACCTGGACAACAAGCGCTGCTGCAGTAGCAATTGTGGACGTAAATGGTCTGGTCACAGTCCTGGAAACAGCGACAACTGGACAAACGGCAACAATCACCGCTACCTCAACAGAGGACGGCACAAAAGCGGCTACAGCAATCATTACGGTTGGCTAGTGGCTTAATAAATAACTGGAGCGTGGAACTATGTTTGAAGTTGACGGCGTAAGCTATACATTGAAATTTAACAAACAGAAACTGAAGACGATTGAGCTGACTGCTAATACAAGTGTGATTGGAGAAATCACAAAGAATAATGGGATTCTTCGCTACTCTCTGATTGAACAGCTATTTTCTTTCGGTTTAGTTGAAGAAAAAACAAATGAGGCAGTAAAGCAGAAAAAAGCACTCGAATTGTTTGAAGGTGTGGTCGAAGAAAATGGATTGATCAGCTTAAACATGGCGATCATTGAAAAGTTGAAAGATGACTTGGGGTTTATGTTCCGCTAGAGCTCATTGAGAGCGATTTTCCTGAAAACGACAATCCTACTCCAGCTGATTTACGCCGCGCGGAATTAGCCAGGGATTTCTCTTACGAGAAAGATCTGGCTTTTTTTGTTGTCCATTTTCACATGACACCGGCTGAATTCGGCATGCTGACCGAGAAAGAGAAGATGTTCATCCGGAAAGAGCATGAGAATAAATTGATTTCGGACACAACCTGGACGCGAAATGCGTTTCTGAACGCTGAGGCAAACCTCAACCGTAAAAAGCACAAGCGTTTTATCGAATTGTTCCCTAAAAAACCTACCAAGGTGGACAAGGAATACAACGAGAACGCTGTAAAAATCATCGAAGAAATGGACCGAAACAATGGTCAAGGTTGGATCGAGAAGATATTAAAAGCCGCCGGAATGAAAAAGGCTATCGCTAAAAGAAAGGAGTAAAAAATGGCTGATTATGTATTGAGTGCAAGTTTGACGGCAGACGCGGATAAATTTAATGCTGCAGTAAGGTCTGCTTTGGACGAATTGAAAACTTTGAAAGATAAAACTGCAGGAATCGGAGACACGCTAAAAAATAACGGCAAAAACATAGCTACGGCTGGTGCTGCAATTACTGCCGGTGTGACGGTTCCGTTTGTTGCCGCGGTAAAAACAACAGGTGACTTTGAGTCAGCGATGTCAAAAGCCGGAACCATTGCAGGAGCGAGCACGTCTGAACTCGATGCAATGAAGCAAGCAGCATTAGAAATGGGTTCTACTACATCATTATCCAGTTCGCAAGTGGCTGATGCGATGAGTAACATGGCTGCCAAAGGATTTGACGCTAATCAGGTTATTGCATCAATGCCTGGCGTTATCAGTGCAGCGGAAGCTTCGGGAGATGATCTTTCATTGGTGGCTGATACGGTGACAAGTGCATTGAACGGCTTTGGCCTGGAGGCGAGTGAATCGGGCCGAGTCGCTGATATCTTAGCAATGTCCGCAAATAAAACCGCGGCCGGTGTGGGTGATTTGGGGTATGCATTTAAATATGCGGCTCCGGTTGCAAGCAGTTTAGGGATCGGATTGGAAGAACTGGCAGCCGCTACTGGGATTATGGCCGACAGTGGTTTAGAAGGTTCCCAGGCAGGGACAACGTTAAGAGCCGTAATGACTAACCTTGCATCGCCAACAGACGAAGCGAGAGCAGCGATGGAGGCAATGGGATTCAGTGCAATAAATGCAGATGGAAGCTTTAAACCTTTGAATCAAATCATTGGAGATCTGAACGGATCCATGGCAGGCATGACTGATGCCCAAAAGTTGGCGACCCTTTCCACTCTAGTTGGTACGGAAGCGGCAAGTGGCATGCTTGTATTGTTGGATGCTGGTCAAGAAGGATTAGCAGGGATGACAACAGAACTGCAAAATTCAGAAGGAGCATCAGCAGAGGCTGCCGCATCCATGAAGGACAACATGAACGGCGCTTTGGATAACCTTTCCGGAGCAGTTGAATCAGCTACTATTTCATTAATGAGTACACTGACTCCAACTATCGCAGCAATAGCCGACAAAGTTACTGGATTGGTCGAGAAATTCAATGCGTTGCCGGAAAGCACCAAAGGATTTCTGGCAATTTCTGCCGCGGTTGTCGCCATAAGTGGTCCAATATTAGCGGTGTTAGGCGTTATAGTGATGGGTATCGGTAGCTTAATCACTTCAGTTGGGACCATTGGGGCCGCATTTGCTGCAGCAGGAGGTTTCTCAGGGGTATTTGCATCAGCCCTGGCAGCTATTACTGGCCCGGTTGGGTTAGTGGTTGCGGGGATTGCGGCATTAGTGGGAATCCTGATCTATGGCTGGCAGACATCGGAAACATTCCGCAATGCGGTAACAAGTGCAGTGACCCAGATATGGGGATCGCTACAAGGACTATTCACGGCAGTTATGGGATTCATTGCCCCGATCATGCCGGTTGTTACAACGATCATCACCGGCATTTTAGATTTGGTAGTTTCTCTAATAGCGCAAGTTATTTCTGTAGTGGGTCCTATCCTGTCGTTCATCATCGATATTATGACGGGCATCATTGGAGCGATTACGCCGATTGCTGTTGTTTTTGGGGAAGTGTTGGCGGCCGCTTGGGGGATCTTCTCAGATGTATTCTCAACAATTCTTTCTTATACAGGCGAAATATTCGCTGGCATTGTAGAAATTATTAACGCGCTGTCTCCTGTAGTAGGTGGGGTGTTCAACACGATCGGAGACATCGTTTCTACCGTCATGGGCGTTGTTTCGGATGTAATCAGCGGTACTTTTGAAAATATTAAAGGCGCGTGGGAAGGCCTGAAAGGTTTTGTCAGTGGTGTATTTGATGGTGTAGCAAGCGCGGCGGAATCTCTTGTTGGACAAGTAAAAGGTTTCGTAAATGGCGTGATAGGAGGGATCAATTCAGCTATCGGCATCATCAATAAGATACCGGGTGTTTCAATTGGAACAATACCTTACCTAGTTAACGGAACGAATAACTGGCAAGGCGGGTTTGCCAGAATGAACGAAGGCGGACGCGGTGAATTGGTGAATCTTCCGAATGGTTCGCAGGTTATTCCGCATGATGTCTCCATGAAATACGCCAAGGAAGCAGCGAGAAACACAGTTGGAGAATCGGAGAGTGGTTCCGGCGTTTATAACGAGGGGGACGTGAATATTACTATTGATCGCTTCGAAAATAATACAGATCGAGACTTGGAAACATTGGCTTACAACTTAGCGTGGATGACGAAGAAAGAAAGGGGGAGATTGAGTGCCTACTGATGCAGATTTGTATGAACAATTACTGAATGGCACGGATCAGGCGGCATTCGCTTATGGCGGGATCGTATCGAAAGATATGGGGCTTGTGATCAGCAACGAGACGACACAAACGAGCCCGGAAGCCTCGATCTCCTTCCAGAATATCCCGGGCCGGGACGGCAGTCTGATCATCGATAACAAGCGATTGAATAACTTCATTTATCCGATTCATACGTATCTAAGGCCAGAACTAGAATTAGATATACATGAAGCAGCTGCCTGCATTTCGCAGTGGCTGAAGGGGGACGTTCGTTATCATGAACTTTTCCTCTCCTGGGACCCAAGATATATCTACAAGGCTGTTTATAATGAGCAGTTCAGCATTACGGATATCCTGCCAAGGTTCGGCAAAATCGCGTTGAATTTCAAGTGTCACCCCATCAAGTATCTGGCTAGTGGTCAGCAAGCCTTGGAGATAACCTCCGGGCAAACGCTACTCAATCCAGAGAAAAGAGCAGCCAAGCCGCTGATTACCATCGCAGGTACCGGTAACATTACTCTGAAGAAAAACGGCGCAAACTGGCTTATTTTGAGTGATATAGATGGCTCCATTATGATTGATTCGGAGTCAAAAAGTGTTTATAAAGATACAAACGAATTTGAAAAAATGAATGCCACTTTGTCCCCACTATTTCCACTGCTGGATGAAGGAACGAACGTCATTACCTGGGCCGAAACAGGATTTACGGTTAGCATCACTCCTCGATGGGAGGCGATTGCGTAATGGCTATTTTGTACAAGGCGAATGAAACGGACTTTACACATTTGGGGTTGGGAATGCTGCATGATGCTATTCAGATCTTTGTAACTGAAGAGCGAAACGGCGTTTTTGAATTGGAAATGAAGTACCCCGTCAGCGGTAATCGGTTTGCAGATTTGAAACTGGATCGTCTGATTAAGGCTGATGCTGGCCATTCATTAAAGAATCAACGATTCAAGATCATCCGGATTACCAAGCCATTGAATGGGATCGTAACCGTTTATGCAGAACACGTCAGTATGTTGACGCGTGACCTGCCATTACCACCAAATGTGAGTTACTCGGGTGATGCCACAAGCGCATTGAATACGTGGAAGCATTCCATTATCGGAATTGATCCGAATCCGTTCACGGTATTTTCTGATATTTCGCTGCCGGGCAGTGGCTCCTGGTCTATCAAAGACGTCAAGAATGCCAGAGATGCGCTCGGAGGTGTAGACGGGTCACTGTTGGATACGTATGGCGGGGAGTATTTGTTTGATAACTACGATATCAAGCTTTATGCGAACCGCGGGAAACAGTCTGGAGCCCTCATTGCATACGGCCGCAATCTGACGGATCTCGAACAAGAAGAGAATATAGCGGAGACCTACACTTCAATCTATCCCTATGCGGTGATGACTGACGATAACCAGAATGAAATCATTCTGACGGTGCCGGAATACTATCTCGACAGCGAATACGTTAGCAATTACGCAAGAAGGAAAATTCTCACCGTTGATTTTTCGGGAAATGATGTCACGACTGTCGAACAGCTCCGGGCCAAAGCCGAGGCTTACATCATCAATAATCGAATCGGTGTTCCGAAAGTGAATCTTAAAATCAAGTATGTAGATTTGGCCAAAACATTGGACTATGAAGCGACGCAAGCGATTGAGGAAGTGAATGTCTGCGATTGGGTAACGATCTATTTTGAAGAGTACGGCATCAAAACAAACGAGAAAATCATAAAAACCGTTTGGGATGACTTGCTGCAGCAATACGATTCCATTGAAGTTGGCGAGGCCCGGGCAAGTTTGGCGCAGAGCATTAACACCACAGTCGACGGTAAGTTGGAGACAGTAGCCGTAAACCTGAACACGATTCGATTAGCTGCAGACGGCAAAACGAAAATTTACATCGGTGTTGCAGAACCCGTTGCTTCAAACATTAACGATTTATGGTACAAGCCAGTCGAGTCCGGAGCGGTAGAGATGTATCGATGGGACGGTATCATTTGGGTCCTGCAAAAGACAAGTGCCAATGCTTTAGCCGGAACAGTTGATTTTGCTACTGTACAAGCCATTAACATCGATGCCAATGCTATTTCAACCGGAACACTATCCGGCGCCAACTTCTGGCTGAACCTCATCACCGGCATCATGCAGTTCACGAACCCGGAATCCGGCGACACGCTGAATCTGGATCAAGCTAAAATCATCTTTGGCGCAGGGACCACTTATGAGCGGATCTTGGAGTATACGTCTGAAGGTTTGCGGATGCGACCGGGCCCGAATAACACCGGAACGAATTTGAACACCTCGCTTCGCTTGCATGGCGGGGTCACTTATATCGATTTCTTCCCCGGCGATGGTGATGATGATTACGAAGAGACCGACCCCAGAGCACGCATAGAGACTAATGGACAATACATCAATCTTAAAACCGCTTATGGGGAGTCGGTGAGGGTTGTGGATTGGGCTGGAGCAGCGAGAGATATTCTGGCCAGGAATTTCAAGACCGTGGATCCTTATAACCCAACCTACCACTATGCCGATCGCTGGGAGACGCCAAGGGATGGTAACCGCAGTTTGGTGATAAGCCCGAATGGGACTGGATCGCTTTATATTTCTGATCCAGCAATGGCGGCATTTTATAATATCAAGGCATCCGATTTCGTCGTATCCTCATCCGAAACAATCAAGACGAACATCATTGAATCGACAATCAGTGCCTTGGATCAGATCAAGGACTTAACCGTAGTTGAATACGATCTTGTTAAGGATGTGGAAGACGGGACAGTTGATAAACAGCTTGGCTTCATCGCTGAGAACAGTCCTTCCATTTCGAACCCAACGAACGATGCGATTAGTCTATACAAGGCGAATGCGCTGGCCACAAAAGGAGTCCAGGAGTTATTGGTGAGGATTGAGGCGTTGGAAGCGAGAGTTCGCACGTTAGAAGGAAAATAAAGGAGTGATACATATTGGTCTTGGAACAATTTATAATTGATGCCGACATTATTTGGGACCAGGTCGGCAAAACGTTTTTCGAAAATCCGGAAGCCAAAGCCGGTCGAATTATGCGCGTGCAAGTTGTGAATGCCGGCACCGTTGAGGATCTAACGGGGTATACATTGAACCTCGGTTGGACCTGCGTAAGAGATCCTTCCAAGTTTGGACTGGATGCTTTCGATGACGTTGACACCACAAAAGGGATTTTTGAGATTGAATATACAAGCGGCATGCTTACGAATATTGGTCCGCTGAATGCATCATTACAGCTCGTTCCTCCTGGAGAGGGAAGACCGATAGAATCCAATAATTTCAAACTTACTGTCAAGAACAGCGCGATTAATGCAGCAGCGATTCAGGGTGAGACTAGTTTTAGCACGTTGGAGAATGCACTCGTGGAAGTGAATGGCTGGAATGCGCGAATCGATGTGGTAGAGCAGGATTTTAAGGATCGAGCGGATGCTTTGGATGGGGCTTATCCGGTGAGGCTTTCAGCTGCAGAACAGTCAGTAGCGGCCGTTGAAGCGCAAGTGGATTTGTTGAATCGCGGACTAGGGGAAACGATGTCGAGCCTTGCATTACTCAATTCAACTTACCCAACAGGTGACACTAAAGACCACATCGTTGCCGGAAACATTGCCGAGGTTGATACATTGACTGTCACAGGCATTCCGACAACGGCAGGCGACGTAACTGTCACATTGAATGGGGTAGCTAAAACAGTTCCCGTGACAGTAGGAAGAGCAGAAGTAGCCTCATTATTATTAACGGCAGTTCCTACAGTAGCAGGCGACGTAACTATCTACTTAAACGGAGTAGCTCAAACAGTAGCTATAGACCCTGCAGTTGAAACTACTACAGACCTAGTCGCAGCTAAAATTAGAGCGGCATTGTTTGCAGGATGGCTCAATACAGGAACAGGCTCCACCGTTATCTTTACCTCAACGACAGTAGGCACTAAAACAAATGCGACATATAGTGCAGGCACTACAGGCGCAGCCGGAACAATGACTACTACAGTTGAAGGAATTGCTGCAGCTACTACTATCATTGTCGCGACTGCAATTAGAGCAGCAACATATACAGGATGGACTACAGGCGGAACTGGTTCAGTAGTAACGTTCACGTCTACAACTCCTGGAACTAGAACTGCACCTACATTCAGCGGCGGAACTACCGGCGCAGCAGCTTCAATCGCTAGAACTGTATTAGGCGAAGCAGCTAACTATCATCGTTACTTCTGGAGCGGAAGCGCTTGGACTGATGGTGGAATTTATCAAGCAACTGAGGCTGAAGATGGGAGCGTCACTCCTTCTAAGCTCAAGTCAACTGAGGTTCCGCTAATGAAGAATCCTGCGAACTATATAACAATGGCCGCAACACCTAGCGTCTACATCCCGTTCACGCCGCTGCAAAAAGGCATTGTGAACCTAGTCGGTAAATTTGGTGAAGGTGTTATGGAATTCTACCTACTTAAAAAAATAGGTGGGAATTTCGTAGTTCAAAAGCGAGTCACTAAAACGGTACCTGCAGGAGTAAGTTCAGTTATCACTGACTTTTGGGCTGAGGGTTCAGGCGACGAGTATATTGGATTTATAGGTAAGGTGTACTTTAGACATACTGGCGGTGTTGGATTCTATGAGGCTCAAGGCGCTAATCCGGAAAGTAATCTATTCTCAGCTCCGCTCACTACAGCTGGAGCGCTATATGACTTTTCAGTGTACCCGACATATTCAAGTATTGAGCTTGTCAACCAAGTAAAGGATAAAGCTTCATTTGATTATGTAGAGCAGGCACTCACATTTAGCATAGTAAGTGATACTGTAGTAAAGGACTTGAATACTTACGTTAATGCAGCTCAAGGCGGTAATCAGTATCTATACATACCTAACGTGATTCTAGGTTCAGGAAACTTAGTAGCGCATTGGAAGGGTGTAGTTGAAACTGGGACTTTCTATATACTTGAAAAATCTGGCTCAAACTTTACCGTGAAGAAAGCGAAAACTGTATCAGTAACTGCAGGCGAGAATATTATTGATATGGAGTATTTATGCTCAGGTAGCGGCAATGAATATTTTGGTTACTTTGCTAGGTCATTCTACAAGAATATCGGCGGTAGCGGAATGTATGAATCAACAGTAGCCGTAGTCGAGGGACAAACCTTCACTCCTGCTGATTCAACTGTAGGCGGAGGAGCTGCGTTCGATTTTGGTGTCTACTATGAATATACCGGAACACCGGTTCAAGTGATTGACGAAGTGAAAAGTCTACGTCAAGAGTTGGATGCCTTAGTTATTCCTGACCCGACAACTGATATAGCTAGTGTAGAATTGACAGACTTCTACCTACCTCACTATTCAGAAATAGTTGACCCTATTGCCTATCTAGGTAGATGGTTTGACAAAACAATTGATGGAGTCCCTTGTAAAGTAACCATCAACGAGGGCTCAGAGTTTTATTTCAAAGTCAAAAACACTTTAGCTATAGCAGTGAACTTCAAAGTAATCACTTCTAGTGTGATGCCTTACTTTGCATACTCAATTGATGGCGCACCGTTAGTGAGACAGCTAATAACTAACCCTAATTTACCTGCAGTGACAGCTGGAGAGCATATTATTAGAATAGTTTGTGACGGACTGACTGAAGGCGAGAACAAATGGGCAGGCGAAATTGGTTTTGCAGTAACCGGCGTAACTGTAGATGGTGGAGGAGTAGTCACAGGCATACTTCCCAAGAATAGAAAAATTATGTTCTTTGGTGACAGTATTACTGAAGGTATTCGAGTATTGAATATGAATGCTAATTCAGACGGCAATAGTGGTTCAGGAGCATTTCCGTTCACGACTTGCTCAAACTTAAACGCTATATCTTACCGAGTAGGATTTGGAGCTTCTGGCGTTACTCACGGAGGAAGTGGTGGCGTTCCAGACTGCCTACAATACATTGACAAAATGACTTCGTTGCGTGATGCTCCTTACTTTGAACCTGATGCTATTGTAGTCAACCATGGAACTAATGATTCAGGCTCAACTTCTCAAGTCTTTCAAGCTGCGTACAATGCAGTATTAAATAGACTTAGAGTCAAGTATGCCGGAGTACCTATATTCACGATGATACCTTTCAATCAAGCAAAGGCCGCAGATATTAGAGCATGCGTATCAGGTAGAAACGACTGCTACCTAGTTGAAACTTCCGGATGGGGAGTAACCTATATAGACGGAACTCATCCAGACGTTGCCGGAGGTATAACTGCAGGCTTGAAACTGTCAGCTGCAATTAAATCAGTTCTAGGCGAAGGATATTTTATCAAATAAACTTAGTTTGAATAGGATCGTGAATAAAAAATCATAAAAAGTTATCCATCCGGGCAGCCTTTTAATATTGTAAGCTCATTGTACAAGTGCATGCGACCGGGTTCGCTAAAAAAGCTAAAGTGATTATTATAACAACATCCTAGATTTTATAATTTATTCAACAGGTCAACGGTATAAAAATGGGAATCCTGTTTGCTATAATAAAAATAAAGGGGTTTTTCAAATGATAGAAATTTTAGTTGATCATTCATCCACCGAAAATTATACCTACCTTTCGGACATTTCAGTGAACATTAAGGATCCTATTGAAAAGGAAAGAATTGAAAGAATAATCGAACAAAGCAACTTGATAGGTAATTTAGAATACCCAGACCGAGATTTTCAGAAGAGTGTTGCAGAACTTCTTGATGTAGATGGAGGATTAATCTCGGTTGACATTAATGAGATTGATCTATTTTCAGAATGAATCAAACAAAAATGACAGTCTAAGCGGCTGCCTTTTTATTATGGGAAAATGACTGAAATAATGGAAAGAAAGTATTTATTTAAGTAGACCACATCCCTTTTACCTAAAAATAAATGGTACTATTAAAAGAAAAAAGATAAAAGGAATAGTCTAATTATGAAGAAAAGTTTAAATGAAATTCACACTATAATAAGCTTGGGTAAATTGAGTAAGAGTGAAGTATTGACAATAATGGTTAATTTGAGAGTTTTCTTAGAAGAGAACTCTGGAAAAGATGACTATCCAATTATAAAACTTTATTGTAATTGGATAGTTCATAGTAAGATTAACGCATCGTATGATGCATTTAAGATACTCGAGATGTTAACTGATTCTTTAATTTTGCATGATAATGGTTCAGAAAGCGGAAAGTGGATTAACGATGCTATTATCGAAGGATTAGGTTTGCACAAATTGCAGTTGGAATTGCTGGAGTTTAATAAGAAGCACCCATGCGGGTTTGAATTTGTTAGTGATTTTGAAAATTGGAAGTCGTTCGCGTCTATCTTAGTATATAGCTTGATTGATAGACCAATAACATTTCCTGAAAAGCTTACTAATAAAAAATATAAAAGGATTTACAACGACATCGAGACGAAATCGTTGGCTATCGGCAGCTTAGTGTATGCTGTCGTTTATTTAGAATTTATTAAATATGAAGATAGGATATATTGGGAGATTAAGACTTTAATGACGATAAAGAAGGGCGTGAAGATTGTAGGTCCTCTTTCAATAATCACGCAAGAGATGGTAGATATCTACAATAATATCTAAATCTAATTACAACTATTACAAGAAGGTTCCTGATGCCAGGAGCCTTTTTATTATGGAAAAAGGAGCGTGGACAATGGAGTGGATATCTGCATTAATCGCAAGTGCCATCACGGGAGTGGTGACGTTCTCTGTCGCAAACAAACAGACAAACGGATCGATCGAGCAAGAGTACACCAAAAATATCACTAATCTGTTTACGATTTATAAAGATCAGGTGGATGCGATGCAAAAAGAAGTTAATCTGCTAAAATCACAGATCAAAGAAATCGAAAGCAAGTATATCAAGGACATAAACGGATACAAGGTGATTGTAGAGAAACTGGAAGATGAAAACGAGGCGCTACGGGAAGAAAACGAAGGACTGAAAATCGAAAATGCCGTCCTGAAAGGGGATAAAGAAAATGGAATTTAATATTTTTATCGCACCGATTACCATGATTGCCGTGGAAATGGCAAAACGCGCAGGATTGGAAAGTAAGTATCTGGCATTTGTGGCTGTAGTTTTTGGGGGGCTATTCGGCGCCTTGTACGGCTTGATCTACAATGGCGATATCTTTATCAATGCATTTGAGGGATTACTGTATGGGGCATCTGCATCAGGCATGTGGGACGCAGCTACGAAGACGCTTAAGGAGGGGAAATGATGGGTTATGTAATCAACGATAGACGCACTTCTGCACTAGGTGGCCAAAGCAAGGATCGCAACCGATCGGCAATCACAACGATCGTATGGCACTATTCGGCTGTCATGCGTAAGGTACGAAAATTTATCACTGGCCATGAAGAATACTGGAAAAACACGCTTGGGTGGGACCGTGGCGGGTACCACTTTTACATTGATGCGGATGGAAATATCTGGCAGAACTATGACTATGAACGCATTACTTGGGGAGTATACAATAATAACGGCTATTGTGTGCACATCAGTGTAGAGGCCGGAAACGGCAATGATTACTCACAAGCGCAAATCGATGCTAGGGAATGGCTGACGCGCAAGATCATGGGTGATTTGAGCGTTCCAGCAAGCAAAGTCGAAGGGCATTGGGAAGTATACAACAATTCAGCTTGTCCCGGATATACGAAAGCGCAGATGGATTCTTTCCGCGCTAGGTTGGGGCAAGCTGCAGCAGCATCGGAACCAGTTGCGCCGATGCGTGTCCCGGTAAATTACAATAAAATGGTTGCCTATCCGGGATACTCGATTGACTCCAAGCCCTGGGGCGAGCCTGGTCTAGTAAACTGGGGCAACACTTCTGATCACGTTGGAAAAGTATTCTCATTCTACGAGGAGAACGGTAGCGGTGAGTACGCGAATGCCGTAAAAGTCGGATGGATTGACCAGCGTGCCTTGATTGACGTTCCCGTGCGCGTTTCCGTCAGTTACAATGTGATTATTAAGACTGGTGGCTATTCGATTGATTCTAGGCCCTGGGGGGAGCCTGGCTTCGCAAATTGGGGCACAACGGATGCATTTATTGGTAAAACGATCCCAGTAATCGAAGAAAATGCATCCGGCGAGTACATCAGCACTAGCTTGGGTTGGATTGATAAACGCGCAGCCGAAAAAGAGCCGGTCGTCGTTTCCTCCACACTGTACTTGCCTGCAGGCCAGACCTGGATCGTTTATCCAGAAAATGGGCCATACAAAGTCGGGAATGTGATCGCGGTCGAAGATGCATGTTCTTGTTTGGTTCTGGGTGATAAGGGGCAGGGGTTGATTGTGGTTGATCTGGAAGGAAGCGTTGGCCGTGTGGCGATTCGGTATGATGAGTCAAAGGGTGCTGTTATAGTAAAGAAATTCGCTTGA